TGTAGAAATTCCTGCAATCATATTTTTTCTCCTTTCCACCGCTAATTTTTTGCAGTAAGCGATCACTTTTTATGATCGGTCTTATAAAATATCGCCATCGGCTATCATTCGCCGAAAACGTGCTACTCTTCGATATGTACTGTCTGTGTTCTGAAATTCCGGTGTTGCAATTACTTGAAACCTCATTGTTTTCATAATTCGTACAACCTCATTCATCACTTCTTTCGCATCATTCATCTTGGTATTTGTTGTTACCTCGATCTGAAAAGAAGACCAAACAGCATTGATCGTATCTCCTTGTAAGTCTTCTCCTGTTTCCACTCCCGTCATTTCGTGTATATACACGGTTGGGAATTTCGGAACAGTATCGGCTCTGTCAGAGTTTGTAAATTTTAAATTTGGATAACGGTCTTTCAGTTTTTTAGAAAACTGCGTCTTTATCCGAGTGATAACTTGTGATTCCAACATATCTAGCATATTACCGCCCTCCAAATACCTTTTTTGCAATCTGCGGAATCTCTTGCATGAGTTCCAATGATGTTTCATACATAAACGGTCTTGACGGCATACCTTGCGTAAAATACCATTTTCCATCTTTCGGATAGAACCATCCGTATTTTCCGGGCGCAATCTCAAAAATTGTCTTTCCGGTGTTATAATTCCACTCCACGCCCTCCGGGAATGGATATGGGTAGCTACCTTCAAGTCCAAGCTGTCCAGTTCCGAACTCAACAAATGCGGCATGTCTCGAATCAGCCGTAATAAAAAAGATAACGGAATTTTTATCTCCGTTACCCTTTTTTTCATGTATGTTATTCAGAAGATCTCCTGTAAATATCGCGTCAAGTGTAGTAACCCTTGCTTTTGCAATCTCTACACCTCGTTTTGCTAATTCTTCTGTGAATATTTCACATTTCTTGTTAAGTGAGTCTTGATATTCTCTTAACTGCTTCTGCAACTCTTGAATACTGGAAGTTGAAAAAATATTCGCTTTTAACACTTTCTTTGCCATGCTACTTCACAATCCTTTTCAAAAGATACCTTGTAAAATTAAGACTTGGCTGAACACGTTTAATCGAGTAATCCGCCGACTTTCTGTCTACAATGGTATTTTGTTCGTCTATGTACCTAACTTTGCTTGTATGCCAAATTAGAGACGTTTCGTCAATAGGTATTCTGTTTTTCTCCATGAGAAGAATCGCATCATACTCGCTGATGTCAACTCCAAAAGACTTCGCTTCTGCTTCACCGCCGGACATTGCAATATTCCCTCTAAAATCAATTGGATTTGAATACCCGGGTTCTGTTTCTCCTGTTTCTACCGGGACTTTCTGACCGTCAACCTCAATGTATATGATGTTTCCGTCTTCGTCTCGTTCATAAATCGGAACTTCTCCAACTTGAGGTGCGTACTTCAAGTTTTGCTTGTTCTTTTCTAAAAGTCTCATGAATATACCTTAGAATAACTGGAATCGGTCAAACGTAATGCCGAAACATCCGGCATATCCATCCTGCCCATTTCCTACTTCATTGTCGAACTGCCACGAATAGTAACCGCCGCCGATCGGAGCAACTCTGTACTGTGCTTTTTGATAACCGTATTTTGCAACAATATCCGCCGGAGTATCGTAATATACCTCTACGGCATCGATCACAGCTCCCGAATATCCTGCATAGCCGTTGTTTGTGTCAGACCAGTTACATTCGGTTACATAAGGTAACCATCCTTTGCCCTTTACATGCACGCGGTATTTTACAGTACCTTTATTAACCTTTATCGCGATACCGGCGATTGTACGACCCGGAAGTCCTGCGAAATCAGACAGATTTGTCACAAAGGGCAGGATTGTTCCATCTGTGAGCATAACTCCATAAGTAAACACAATGCCGGGATCACCGGATGCTGCACTACTTCCGCCTCCACTGACAACCGGAGCATCCGGCAGCTTGTCCATTCCCATATACTCACGGATTTTATTAATAAAGTATGTCTTACAGCCAGAATCCTCTCCGTGAATTTCTACGGATCTGTGCGGGCACGCTGTCGCAAATACCTCCTTGTGCAGCCGGATTGTATTCGAGCTTGGAACGATACCGTACTGCTTACACTTCTGCGCCGCCAACTTCAACGCATTCTCTTCATTTTTCTTAAAGATTTCCAAATCCCCCATACTCTGACAGACCTCGATCGAATAATAGTTCCGGTTTCCGTCTGTCTGCCCGCAGTGCCATGCTGCGTAGGCATCATCTTCCGCATACAAGATCCCGTCACTAGCTACATAAGCGTGAGCAAATCCATTTTCTAGCGGATGCGTTTGTAGCCATTTTCTGTAAAACGCTGCATTTGCATTTTGTGATCCTGCATCGTTGTGAATAAAAATTCCTCTCGGATTTCCGCCTCTAAGTCCTGCTACTCCTCTACAAATACTCATATTCTTCTCCTTCCGGCATGTATGCCGACACAAAAGAGGGCGATCACTCGCCCTCTGAATCTTCGTCTTTATTCACTACATAAAATCTTTTCCACAATTCTGCTACTTTTTCCCAACCGTACATTGCCACAAAAGCTACTAATAGGCCGGCTAGAATTGCTGCTAGAATCATGTACCACAGAATCGTTTGCTGTATATACTGCATATAAGCTATAAAAGCTGTAACCGTAAGACCGATTGACAATACAAAAACCAAAATATCGGTCGGAATTTTCTTCAATCCCGATACTCCTTTAAAAACTTGCGTAATTATTGAAACTGCGAAAGCGAAAATTCCAACAATTCCGATAACAAGTGTCATGTTTATAACAATCTGTTCCATTTAAAATCACTCCTTTACAAAAACGTTCCTTCGTCTGTGCATTTTTTATACGCTTTTTTGATATTGTCTATTGCAAGAGACGCCTTATTATTTTCAAAATCAGGATTGTCCTTGCAAAACCTCTCATATTTTGTAATATCTTCAAGTATCTGGTCAAAGTGTTCTTTTGTGTGCTTATCGTCATGCCGAACTTCATCATCAAATCTAAGAATTCTGTATCTCCAAGTAAGAGCCATTCCCTCATCATTTGATTTTTGCAATTTATCCATCTTTCTATCTAAATTGTCAATAGAATTTCCAAACTTTTTCTGTATACAAAGGCTTTGTTCATGCCATTTCGGATAATTTTCTGCTTGACTAATCACTTTTTTAATTCTTTCGTCGTACTCTTTTTCCTTTATAGTCTTTTCAGAAAAATATTTTTCCACTTTCTTATAGCATCCAAAAAGAAAAATTACTGCGCACAGCAAAATAGCCACATTTCCGATTGTTATATCACCGAAGGAATTTAAAAAATATTCCATTTCTTCTTTCTCCTTTCGGGAATTTTTATATAGCCGCCCACCACCGCCAAGTGCCATATCCCTGCACCATCACAGTAAACTCACCGCTATGGTACGCACAATCGTCTGCCACTTAACCCAGTAGCCGGGAGATGATTGGATCACCGTACCCTTTCTATAACACGTTCACAAAAGGAGTAACTTTTCCGAGAATTTTATCCCGGTCAATCCAACTCCTTGAAGTTCCGTTTTCAGAAGAGGAAATCTGAAATTCTCCTCCCTCTTGGTTGTAATCATACAAAGCCAAGTCTATGATGATACTGTCGAATTTCTTCATATCCTTTTCAATCATCTCCTCTGTGTAATTGTCTGGATAATTTCGGTAAAGACGCACATCTTGTTCTGATTGATAAAGAAGCTGTTCTAAGAACTTATCTTCTTGCTCGCATGAAACATCAGATTGTCTCAACCGAATTTTAAGTTGTTCTAATCTTGAGTACGCCATATTTTTTCACCTACAGTCCTAACTTATCAATAAGAAGTTTCTTAATATCCGAACCGTTCAAATACTCTGCACCGTCAATCCCATACTCGGTAGCAAGCTCCCGAAGTTCTTTTACGGGCATTTGATAAATCTCTGTTTTAGTAAACTTCTTCTCTCCATATTCTGGAATCTCTGGCGTATTCATAAAATCAGCCGAGGAATTGATTTCTTCCCCGGCTTTATACCAACGTCCACCTATCTTGATATTGTGTGTAGCAATCATGTAACCACTCCTTACGCAACCTTCATAACAACAACGCTGTCCATACCCTCAAAAGTAGGAAGTCCAATCATGGAAACTACACAATGTGTGTTAATTGGATGATTTGTGGTATATGAATATACTGAAATACCTGTTTCTACGAGAGAAAGATTTCCATCTGTCAAACTTCCACTTCTCTCTTCCGGTGTTCTACCAAATGTATAATCACCAAGATATACTCCGGCAGATTGAGCAGAAACAATGTTTGTTGGAATGAAATACTTTGTATTTCCTTCTTCATCAATGTATACTTTGTCGTATACTTCGATCTCAATTCCGTACTCTCTTAAGTAAGAAAGTACATCAGCCTGTCTCACTCTGATACCGCCATTGTATGCAGTGATTCCAAGTACCTGCTTCTTTGTATCTTCTGCTTTCAGAATCATTTCAAATGTCTCTGTATTCATGGAAAATCTTGTCAAAGAGTATCCGGTTTTCTTCGCAAAATCACGTCTTGCTTGAATCAAATCGTCAAGTGGCGTTGCAGTTGCCGAAGCATTCCACTTATCTTCATCGCCGGAAATCTCAACAAAGTGATCTTTCTTATGCGCCACTCCACTATCTGTTGTATATTCAACAACATATTTCTCTCCTTCGATATTTACGGTTACTTTCGGAACACCATCTTCCGGTGCCAAAAGTTCCCAAATCTGACGTTCTGGTACAACCAAAGCGCCTTGAATCAGAGAAAAAGGCTTTTTAGCAATTTCTTGTAAAACCTGATTTGCCATGTTGGAATTTTCCGCAGACTGATAATTTGCATATTCCTGTTCTTCTTTCTCTGTTACCATGTAACTTTCACGGTAAAAAGGCATTTCATTCTGAATATCGGAAAATCCACCAACATCCCTTAATGGTGCTTGCGCGTCAAAATTTGATGCTTTCAAAGATACCGGGAGACCGTTCTTTCCTTTAATAAACTTCAAATCAAGGCTGTCCTGTTTCACCGTTCCAAACTTCATTCTTCCACTATACGGTCCCGTACCGAGCTTTGCCTTATAATCATTCCACAGGACTCCTAAAGCTCTAGCGGTAAACGCTTCTCTCAATGGTAATGCCATTTTTTATTCCTCCTTTTACTCCGAGATCGCCGGTGCGTCGTAAAATGTAACTCTCGGTGTTACTTTTCTAGCTGCATCTGCGATTGATAGTGATTCTACTTTTTTCCAGTCGATTGTTCCTTGATAAACATATGTTCCGGGTGCATCTCCCTGTGTTACGTCAACATCATGCAGAAGATAGCCAAGGCAACTGTTATCATTTGCCGGAAATGGCGTTCCAGCCGGAACAATTTTCAAACCGTTTTCATCCGGTGAAGATTTCATTGTCTGAGGAACAACACACGCTGCGCCCTCATAAGGGAAAAACTTCAAAATACCTTTATTTTGTCCATACTCATGTACGATAGGCTTTCCCATAGTCTTTTAACCTCCTATTTCAAAACGTAATAATCTTTCATGGACTGTTCGTCCGCTTTGTTTCCAAAAGAGATGCTTTCCGCATTCTTCACATCTTCCGGCTTATCATCTCCTGGATTACCGCCAGTTCCACCACCTGGATTCGGAGTACCTTTTAATAGCTCTTGTTCTTTCGCTGTGGCTGCTGCGGTTTCTTTATCGGAAATAATCTGTGCGATAGAGTCAATCGCTTTCTTAGCAGCTTCTAAATCTGTCTGAAATCCTGCGAGCACGCTTTCTGCCTGTTCTCCTGTTAATCCTTTTTCAGCTGCATACGCACGAATATCTTTCTGCACATTTTCTTTCTGAAGCTGTGCAATCTGATTTCTCAATGTTTCCAATTCTCCGCCATCATCATGAGATGGTGTTGTCTCCAGTGTCGGAGTTGGCTGTGGTTGCGGTGTAGGCGTTGGCTGTGGTGACGGCTGTGGTTGTGGATTCGGTCGATTGCTGTGAAACTGATTCAGATAATTTGTTACCTGTGCATCACTCGGCTCTTCAATTCCTAAAGCCACTAAGTTTTGTCTTGCTTCTTCTCTTGTCATTTTGATTACCTCCGTGATCTACATTTGTTTTCGCTGTTCTATCAGCTTGGATTTTTTGCTTTTGCTATTTGACGCATAACTGCAAATTTATAAAATAAAAAAGTAGCCGATTACTGTTCGACTACTTTTTTATTAACTGGTTCTTCTATTTTTTCTTGTTTCTCTATTTTGTCTGGATAAAGGCTTTCCATCCGGTTTTTACTTTCGATTGCAACTTGTTCTGGATCGCTAAACATGTCAATGACCTTGATTGCACGTTTATAATGAATTCCGCAGTTCAACAAAATCTGTAAAACTTCCGCTTTTACCATCATATTGTCTAACTTGTTGTGGTTAATATGAATTTCTACGTCGCTCGGCACAAGCGTAAAACCTTTTGAAATTCTCAGTCGGTTCAGGATAATCTTAATAGACATATTCTCCGACTTTTTCAAGATAGGCTCATTAATTGCTGTCCGAAGTCCGGCATCATAATGTCCGTTGCGTAGATTGACTGCGCCTTGGGTATCTCCACCAGAATTTATACTTGCTCGGTTTGCCAACCCTTGAATATCAAGAAAACGCTCAAATAAATCATTAAATACAACTTGCCCCTCTGTCTGATTCAGTTCCGTTGTCATTACATCAACGTCCGCTTTGTTTTCCATTCCATTGTTAGACTTCACAACAAGCGCACCTTCTTGTCTCATGCTCAAGAAGCTATCTCTATCTACTTCGCAGTTTACGAATTTCACCCACGAAGAGACAAATTGCTCAATTCCATTGATTCTGTCAGAAGAAAGTGTGTTGATTGCGTCTGTAATGGCAATAGTCATTTCAATATCAGAAAGCCTACGGGAATTATTCGGATATTCAATAACCGGAATTGCTCCATTTCCATTTACCCCGAATCTTCTCAATTTCCCTTCTGAAATTTCAAACCACTGACCGTTCGTATAGCAAAAATAAAACTCCTGACCATTTTCATCTTCTCGAATCTGGCATGAAAAAGCCGGTTTATTATTCGGAAAGTACACCACGAATGTATAAATCGGGTTTTCAGAAGACAACTCAAAGTCGCTTTCGTCCAAAACCGAACCATTTCCCTCATCATTTCCGATAAACCGATATGCAGTACCGCAGATGGATCGCCATCTGCAAATATCAATATCGCATTCCTGTTTATTCTCGGAATCCATAATTGCGTTGAGCCATGAGATTTCATCTGACTTCTTATCGTCCGTACCACGAAGGACGTATTGTATCGGCTCTGCACAAATATCAGCAGTTTTTCGCTCTACCAACTCATATGAAAGATTGACAACAATTTTATTGTTCACTTCTGGTCTATTAACTTTTTTTCGATATAAAATCGGCTGATCTCCACGATAGTAACGGTCAAGATACTCGATTTCCGCTGCATTCTGTCTGTGAATTGCAAGTGCTTTGTTCAATTCATCTACGATATTTCTCCATGTGATCTGTCGTTGCCTTGTGTAAATGATTTTCCTACCAAATCCACAATCGCAAATAGCAGAAAACGGTCTGTAATTTTTATGTGGATAGTTATACATAAAGCACCACCTTAAACAAATGTCATTCCTGAAGAACAATTTCTTTTTGGAATATTTTTAATTTCTGTTTCTCCTGTATCAACGTGATACACAATTCTTTTATTGCATTTTTTGCATCTACAAATTTTATTTATTGTTGACCGCCCATCATGCGTTCCGACTTTCCGTCCGCACTTTGGACAGTATATCTTC